CTATTAAGAAGAAAGGTAGTATATTGTCTGGTATTGCATTGATGCAGGATTATGAGATAATAGTAGATAGAGGTTCTCACGGTGTTATAAGAGAGCTTAACAACTATGTATGGAAAGATAAAGGGGAAGCACCTATTGATAAGTTCAATCACTTTGTGGATGCGATTAGATACGGAATGATGTATTTAGTTCAAGGAGTTAACTCTGGAGTTTATGTGATAAGATAAAATAATAAAATGTTTAATATGGGGAGGGAGTCAATTAATTTTGTCTCCCTTTTTTTTTGTTTAATATGGTGGGGTAAAAAATAATTCCGTCTTTGTTATGGGGCTGTGTTTAATATGGTGGGGTAAAATCCGTCTTTGTTATGGAGGTCTCCGTCTTTGTTATGGGGGTAAAATTTGGTTTTTTGCCTTATTAAGAATGAAAATAAATAATAAAACTTTAACACTATTTGTTTGCGTATTAAATTAATTATGTTATTCGTGTGCGTTCATTCTATTAACACTAAATAAAGAACTTTGTTTTAATACTGTAAATTTATAACGCTTTATAATATCTAAAAAATAAAAAAATGCAAGTTTTTAATAAAAAGTATTGTTTAATTAAAAAAAAGTATTATATTTGTATAACGAAATTAATTACACACTTAAAATAAACAAAATGAAAAACAATAATAAAGTATTATCAAAACAAATTTATTTAGTACTAATGACTTTTATAATAATAATATTAATAACTATAAATATATAATATGAAACTATTTAAAAAAGTATTAAAAGAATTACAATTATTTGCACAGGCTATTCATTCAATTAAATAAACAACTATGTTAGAAACTATAAAACAAATAAGAGACTTTGCAACTGCAACCGATAACATTTATTTATTAAATAAAATTATCTTACTAGAAAAACAAATTAATAATCAATTAAACAATTAAGAAAATGAATAAATTAGAAAGATTCCTAAAATTAGTAAGTGCTAATAATTTAGATATTGACGTCAAGTATTTATACAATGAAAACGAAGAATTTAACGAACTAGAAGAAAATGTTATGCAATACATTCAAGAATCTGAAATAATTTATTACAGTAAGGCTATGGCTTATTTAAGTGATAATGATAATTCTTTACATCAAAGTTTAGAAATTGCTAGCGAATTTGGTTATACTACTGAAAACTTAAATAGTGAATTACTAGCTACTTTATTATACCAACAAAATTTAACGAATCAATGGTATGAAATAAGCGAACAAGTAGAAGAAATTTTTAACGATTAATAAATAAATATATGAGAAATATAACAATAGAAAGTATTAACGCTTTTTTAAGTGCAAAGAAATTTAAAAAATCAAATATGCAAGTAGAAGTATTTCCAAATGTAACAGTCTTAAAATATCAAGGTAATGAGATAGCATATAGATATAACGACCCTAAAAAAACTTTAAGTATAACTAATTGCGGATGGTTCAGCAATACAACAAAAGAAAGATTAAACGGTTTACCTAATGTTTCAATACAACAAAAAAACTTTATTTGGTATTTAAATGGTAATGAATGGAACGGTAATTTAATAAACATAAACTAATAAATAAACGATATGATACAAATAAAAACATCAATAGTTAGTAAAATAGTAAACAGTAAAAAAGATTTTTTCTTTTATGATATAGACGAAAATAATAAAGTAACAAACTATATTTTAACGAATGATTTTAAGAGAAAAAAAGAGTTTCAAGCATTTAGGGTAATTTCTACAGTACAAAAAGAAAATGAATTTATAACAATATAAAACAAATAAGAAATGAATAATTTAACAGAATATCAAATTAAGAATTATAAGAAACAAACTAAAAAGGAATTAATACAGTCTTTGGATTGGATGCAAAGGTCTTTATCTGAAGCACAAAACAAAGATAGTATTGGAGGTCAATATACTATTGAAGTGTATAAGAATAAGATACCAGTACAAACTATTTCTTTGGGTTGGGATGAAAACCCACACGGTGCAAAGTTTAGCGAGATACAACAATTAGCTAACTCTTTAATGCGAGCATATCAAGACTATGACAGTTTAATAGAAACTAAAATAATACTATTAGAGGAATGGGATGAGTTAACAGAACAACAAAGAAACCTATTAAATGTAACAACAATATAATATGAATGAAGCAACAATAAATTACAATGAATTCTTATTCTATAATTTAACTCAGTTAATAGATAATAGTAAACACCCATTAACTAATTTAGAATATGACTTAGCATTTAGTTTAATAAGTAATTATTATAATGAGTTTTTTATATCTAATTATAACGATGAAAATATAAGTGAGTACGATGCAATTATAAGCTATTTAAACAACTATTAAAACAAATTAATACTAACATACTAACCAAACAAATAACCTGCTTAATTGCGGGTTTTTTTGTGTCTAATAGTTAACGAGTATTTTAGTAAGGTATTGATATTGTTGTATGATATGGTTTAGGAAATTAAACCGCATAAATAAAACCACTAAACAACTAACTAAACCCAGTCATACCAACGTACTACAAAGAATAACTATTGATTAGATAGGCTATTAGATACCTTGAGTAAGGTATAAGGTTTGTCTATGAAGAATTAACGTAATATAAGTAATGGTTATAGTAAGTAGTCCAATTTAATGAAATCAACGTAAAATGAGAAGTGGTTAAGGTAAGTAGTCCAATTAAATAAATTCAAGCAAAAGTCAAATATCTTTTCGAATAAAACTGACAAACCAAATTTGAAAATATAAAAAATAGTCCAATACTAAATATAGTCTTATAGAGGTGTTTTTGCATTTTGTAACTAACTGATAACTAATAGCTGGTAAATAATTGTTGTCGCTACTTTTCGATAACCTGCGACACTTTTTACTTTCTATGTCTTTCTACTGACCTTATGGTTACATCTAGTATATCTGATATCTCTTTATTACTTATACTTGGTCGTAAGCTTATTACTTCTAATACCTTTTGTTTAGTCTTTATATTAGCTTCTCTGCTTATCTCTCTTATCTTAATATCTATGTCTAAGCTCTTACGCATATCCTCTAAGTACTTTGCTTGTCTTTCTCTATACTCTTTACCCCAGTTATAGATGTTATGATGTATCCAAGACATAGGTTTATTATAATCTTCAAAGTTATTTACGTAATGTCTATTCCATTCTCCATACAGTCTATGCATCCACACAAACTCATAACCATCATAGATTACCTTATGGTTAGTTAATTCTTTTAAATGCATTAAGTCTTCTGTATTCCAGTTACTCATACTGTTTAATTAAACCTTAACTTAGATTTAGTAACACTAAAGACGAATACCCCTATTCATTTAAACTCTTTATTGTCGTGCCTTCTCTCTAAGCTAAGGGTTGTTTTTATTTGTGTTTTAATATTAGTTCTAATTTAAGCTCTCTAAACTCTGTTATAAGACTATAATCTCCAGAGCTATATGCTTTGTCCTTTAAAGTGTAGTAGTCTTTTACACTACTTCTAAATGCTTTCCATTCTGACAAACACCAATCCTGTGTTGCTATGTGTGTTTTTCTACCTATATTATCCATTGAGTTTAGTTTCATACTAATCTATCTTTAAGAAATCAGAAGCTGTATGCTCTAAGAACCATTCCTTATTGTTCTCATACTTATCTACAACTGCTTCTAATATTACTAACTCTTCTATTTGGTAAGAAGAAATCTTATCTACAAGTGATTCTATCTTGTTTAAGATATTTGTAGTCATCTCTGGGTCTGAATTGTAAACACCATCAAACTCCTGTCTAACGATAGGTTCTAATATACCATTCATCCTGTTTATCTGTTGCTTTAAGCTCTGCTTATAGACTGTTGTGTTAACTAAAGACTCGTTAGCCTCTAATAATAATTGAGCTAGTATTATTGACTTTAAATACGTTACCTGCTCTGCTGTAATCTGCTCTTGTTTATTCATAATTATCTATTTAAATTTATTTAATTTACTAATCTCTAAAACCGTAGCGTTTGCTTTTACAAACTTAAACTTACCGAAATCTTTTCCCTTAGGTATGAAACTACCTTTCTTAAAGAACTCATCACAAGGAATCCATCCAAGAATCCAAGATGAGCTGTAATCGTTTAATATTCTTAAAAAAATGTAATAATCTGCTTTCTGTTTATGAACTCCATCAACTTTATGTGAATTAACTGTACATAAATAGCTATCTATTGGTTTAAATTTACAACTTATTGTTTTTACCTCCAGCTTCTTTCCTTTATTTGACAGTAAATCATATTCAAAACAATCAATATCCTTGCTGATTCCTAAAAATTTCATAATAATTCTTTCCCCTAAGTAACCCTCAAATATTCTTTTTCTTTCGAATCCAAACTTACTCGGATTAACATTGATACAATAATCAACTTTATTTAATTTACCTAATGCATACTCGACAATGTCATTCTCTATTTTAAATTCAATCATTATCTTGGTTTTTGTTTATACTCTTCTATATTTGTAAATCTACTCTTTAATTGACTTCTCATTAACGTTCTTCTCATACCATCTTCTCTTTCAATAATATCCTCAGACTTTAAAGCACTATCTTTATAATGAGGTTGGCTTAAATCAAAAGTTGAACGAGTAGACATTACCGTATAAACCTTATTAGTATCTAAGCACTTAAAGCTACCGAACCTAATACCGTTTTTATCGTTTATAATGTTCATAATTTATTTATTTCTTCTTTAACTTCTTGCCAATACATAGCATTATCTGTCAATTGACAAAGTATATCATTTGTTTCCATTGTTTCTCTTAAATCTTTTAATGATATTTTTTCGTTTGATTCTAATACCTCATCTACACAAATTAATGCACATTGTTTGGCGATTGTAATGTTTTCATCTCTACAATCTAATAAACACATTTTACTTACTAACTCTAATGCTTTTTCTTTTGGTGTCATAATTATCTTATTTTTGTCAAAAATATATGAATTATATTTAACTCGCAAATAATTAACACAAAAATATACAAAAAAGTTATCTTAATATAATAAAAGAGATTTATGGATAACGATTTTAACTTTACAATACCAGAAACTCTAAGAGACATTAAACTAAGCCAATGGCAGAAGTATATTGAAATCTTGGAGAAAAACAAGGATGCAGAACTTACAGGATTTTTAGAGAAGAAGCTACTTGGAATATTTTGTGAAGTAGAGCTTAAAGACATAGACAGGATAGGATTAAGTGTATTTGATAATACCATACAACACTTATCTAATGTTTTAAACAGCAAACCAGAGCTTGTAAAGACCTTTAGAATGGAAGGTACTGATGGAGTTACTGTTGAATTTGGCTTAATACCTAACTTTGATAAGATGAGTTATGGAGAATTTGTGGATTTAGAGAAATACCTCTTCGTAGATAAAGACTTTCATAGAGCAATGGCTGTTATGTACAGACCTGTTAAACTCAAGAGTAAAGGCAGTTACCTTATACACGACTACAAAGGAACAGAGTATCTCGCAGAGGTTATGAAAAGTACTCCACTCGATGTTGCATTAGCCGCAAGGGTTTTTTTTTATCGTTTAGCGACAAAATTATCCAACTTTACGATGGCTTATACACTCAAAGAGCTTCAGCAGAAGCAGGAAGGTCGCAAGGACAAGCATTCGGTAAAAAGTGGGGAAACTATCAAGCAATATTTACACTCGCTGGAGAAGATGTCAGAAGAATTGGAGAAGTTACAGAACTTCCAGTACACCAATGTTTAATGTACTTGGAATTTATTAAAGAGAAATCAGAATTAGAAGAAAGAATGCTTAAAGCACAAACAAGATGACACACGTTTACGACATTTTAGATAAATTAAAAGAGGAATTACTACTAAGTCCTTCTGTAAATACCGTAACATACGGAGATATAGCAGATGTAGACCTAGATAAGACAACTATGTTCCCTTTATCACACTTATTAATAGATAGTGTAAATTACAATGAAAGAACGGTAGTTTTCAATATAAAACTGTTATGTGCTGATATAGTGGATTACAATAAAGAAAAGGCTGATTTTGATTTGTTTTACGGTAATGATAACCTACACGACATATTAAACACCCAATTCCAAGTAATAAACAGTTTAATTTCTAAGTTGATGAGAGGAGATTTGTTTGAAGCTAACTATCAAGTTACAACACAACCTTCAGCACAGCCATTTAAAGAGCGTTTTAGCAACGAACTAGCAGGATGGAGTACTGACATATCAATAGAGATTCCTAATGGCATAAGCATCTGTTAAATGGAGAATTTAGATAAGGCTTTAAATGATGTTGGTGCTAAGATTGTTTCTGAGGTAAAGAGGTTAGCTATCAAGAGAGATGGTTTTAAGGCTTCTGGAGACTTAGATAGGTCTATATCTTATGAAGTTAAAGGTAATATCGTTACAGTAGAGGCTAATAAGTACATAGAGGCTCTTTCTGAAGGTATAAAAAACAGAGGTAAAGGTGGTAAAGCTGAATTTGACTCAAAAGTAGCTAGTATAAAGAAATGGGCAAGTTCAAGGGGAATTACTCCAAGAAATAATAAAAGTGGTAGATTTATTAGTGCTGATAAAATGGCTCTAGCTATTGCTTTTAGCATTAGGAATAAAGGTATATCAAAGAGATTTGGATATCAAGGTAGTGGATTCCTTGAAGAGATAAAGAAAGATGTAGTAAAAAATGTAACAGATATGATAGCAGAAGCATATAAACTAGATATAATAGTAAAATTAAAAGAAATATAAAATGGCAATAAATTTAAGGAGTCCATATTACACAAGTACATCAGTAGCAAATACTGCTTACACTACATTGGATATATCTATATGGAATGGAGATAGAAACACACCAGTAACTGCACAGTATAGTTTACGAAAGAATGTAATAGGAGCAAGTGTAGATGTTCTTTTTGAGATATCAGAACTTGTTAGAGATTATGTAGATGTTACTTTTGATGGAGATTATAGTGGTCAATCAGTATGGGTTAAGACTGTTAAAACTGCTTACGATTCATCTGATGCACCACTTCAAGTGTTTACTAATACACAATCAGCCTTTGATGGATATTCCTATTTTGAAGAGCCAACTTTATCTCCAAGTAATGATTCTTTATTTATTAACAATAGAGAACTATTTGTATTAGAAGACAATGTTTTCAGAATACCTATTCATACCACTAATAGTCCATCAGTTGTTTTCTATAAAGATGGAGAAGTAATAGCATCGGAAGCATTTGATAAAGAAGACTTGAGTTCTAACCAAATAAAGTACGTTTCTATTTATGGAGATGATACAAACTATGATACATTCCAAGAAAGAGTTGTAGAGGGTGGTGGTTCTTACGAATTAAACAATTGCTTACAATCATTTTTAAATAGTTATTCTATTGGTGCAGTAGACAAAATAACTGTTTCAGCTGGTTCTTACGGAGATGAATTAATTTCAAATATAGATATATCAAGTAGTTCTTGGTTTAAAGGTGGAGATGCGTTAATTACTTCATTAGGAGATAATGTTTATAGATTATCAAGTGCTAATAATTCTGGGTATGTGGCTTCTCCAAGTATAAGTGGAACAACTCAAGGTCAAGAAATTAATATATCTGCTTACTTAAAAGGAACTGGAACTATTGTTTTAAGGTTGCAAGAAAATGGTGGTAATTTTACACAATACGCAAGTAGAACAATAGCATTAACAAGTACTTTAACTGAATACACTTTGACTGGTATTAATGAAAATGATGGAAATCCTCCAATATTAGTTATAACTAAAGATAATCTATATACTGGAGATGTTGATATTTCTTTACCATCTTCAAGAGAATATTATGGTATTAAAACAGAAACTATAAAAGTAAACGTAATAGAAGAATGTAAATACGAACCAAAGAAGGTAACATTTATAAATAAGTTTGGTGCTTTACAAGATATGTACTTCTTCAAGAAAGCAGTTGAGCAAATGACTATTGAGAAAGAATCTTACAAGTCTAACATAATATCTTCTTTAGGTACTTACAATAGTTATAACCACGTTAATAGAGATTTTAATGTAGTTGGAAAAGAATCAATCACTTTAAGTAGTGGATTTTTAAGTGAAGAGTACAATGAAGTGTTTAAGCAAATGATGTTATCTGAAAAAGTTTGGGTAACAAACATATTAGAAACAGGAGAACAGGTATTGCCAATAAATGTTAAGACAAGTGACATTACTTACAAGACTTCTTTAAATAACAAGTTGGTAGAATACACAATAGAATTTGACAAATCATTTGATACTATAAACAATATTAGATAGATGCAGAAAATACAGTTATACATTCAAGGGGAAAGAGTTGATATGTTTGAAGATGAAAGCGTTACAATTACGCAAACAATCCAGAACATAAAAGACATATCAAAGGTATTTACGGATTTCTCAAGAACTTTTAGCGTACCAGCTTCAAAAACAAATAATAAGATTTTTAGACACTATTATAATTTTGATATTGTTAATGGTTTTGATGCAAGGACAAAAAAAAGTGCAAATATAGAACTAAACAACACACCATTTAGAACTGGTAAAATAAAGCTTGAAGGAGTTGATTTAAAGAACAATCAACCTCATACATACAGGGTTACTTTTTTTGGTAGTACTGTAACTTTAAAGGATTTGTTAGGAGAAGATAAGTTAAATGACTTAGTTAGCTTGAGTCAGTATGATTTAGGCTACAGTCCAGCAAGCGTTAAAGGTAAATTAGAAAGCCCACCAAGCTCAACAAACCACGTTATAGCACCTTTAATAACGCATACACAGAGGCTTTATTATGATAGCACCACAGGTAATGACGAAGCTGATAGTGGAGACTTGCATTATTTTAATAACTCTGGTAGTCAATATGTACACGGAGTTAAATGGAATGAATTAAAATACGCTTTAAGAGTAAATAAAATAATTGAAGCAATAGAGTTTGACTATGGATTGGAATTTAGTTCAGACTTTTTTAAGAATACTAATGTAGATGAGTTTAATAACTTGTTCTTATGGCTACACAGAAAGTCTGGAGCAGTTGAAGACCTTTCTGGAGTTGAAAATGTAACGTATTCTAAATTAATTAATTCATTTGCACCAACTGGTACTTTTATACCAAACATAAACAACAACGGAACAACTGTTGGTTTATTTGTCTATAATCAAGGAGGTGCTACACCAGTTACAGACTCAACAGTTACAGTAAGTAGTACTTCTGGAGTTACTTATAACGTAGTGGTAAGATTGAACGGTAGTACTTACCAAACAGAAACAGGTAAAGTAAATAACTATACTTTTGATTTAAACAATATGCCAAATGGAACTTGGACAATAACATTAGAAACCGAAGCTGCAAATAGTTTTACAGATGTTTCTTGGGCTTTTTCAAGTGTGCAAAACGAAGGTTCTTATACAGGTACTTTGACTTCTTCAAGTATAAATATAGATGCAATATTTGTGTTTAATATTTCAAAGCAAATGCCAGAAATAAAAATAATAGATTTCTTAAGTGGTTTGTTTAGAACATTTAATTTAACTGCTTATATTGAAAATGATATTATAAAAGTAGAAACATTAGATAGTTTTTATGAATCTGGTAAAGGTGCAGATAATACAACAGAGGCTTACGATATAACAAAATATATTGATGTTGATACAACCTCTGTAGATGTTCCATTAATTTACAATGATATTCTATTTAAGTTTAAGGATACAAAGACTTTTTTGGCTAATAAGTTTGGGGAAATACAGAATCGTGCTTGGGGAGAAAGTACTGCTATTATTGAAAATAATGAAATCAAGCTATCTGGTAGTCAATATAAAATTGAAGTTCCTTTCGGAAAGATGTTATTTGAAAGACTTACAAACCAAGCCAATGTTTTTAACAAGGAAACTTTTATACAATGGGGATGGAATGTAGATAAATCTCAAAACGCATACTTAGGAAGCCCTTTATTATTCTATCCTATTAATACAACTACTATTATTTCTTTCGTAGACCAAGTTAATTCAGATAACGTGGCAACGAGTCATACCTCTGTTTCAAGCGTAAATATGCCTTTTAATAGTGTTTCTAAAGTGCCAGCTACAGATGCAAGTCAATTAAGCTTCTTTAATGAGATAAGTGAATGGACATTAAATAGTGATTTTGATGGTACGCTTTATAATGATTACTACGATAAATACATTACTAACATTTTTGATATTAGTAGTAGGCTTATAAAAGTAACTGCATATTTACCTTTAAGGATATTAGTTAATTACAATTTATCAGACAGGTTCGTGATAAGTGGAAATAAATATAAAATAAATAGTATAACAACTAATTTGGATACTGGAAAATCTGAAATAGAATTATTAAACGACATATAATGGTAAGAGAGACTTTAGAACTACTAAGAGACAAGGAATGGCTAATTGATGATATGGATATCAATATAGCAAAAGGATTACACGAATTACCTTCATCGTTTAAGGAAGTAAAAACAATTATTAAAAGAAAAAAACTAACAAATGGCAGATAAGACGGTAATAATAAAATTAGACGTACAGGAAGCAGGTGCGGAAGCTCAAATCGTAAGCCTTAATAATAAGTTAAGTAAATTAACGGAAGGGTCAAAGGAATATGAGTTAGTCGTAAAGAAAATAGCGATACAGGAAGATAGGCTATCTAAAATACAGTCTAAAAGGACAGCTATACAAGGCGAATCTATTCAAGCCACTAAAGCTACAGTTTTAGCACATAAAAATTCTGAAAAAGCCATACAGCTCGAAATAGCAAGGCTTAATTCTTTGAGATTTACTATGGATACCGCCTCTAAAGGCTATGTTGAAATGGGTAATAAAGTTTCATTGCTTCAACAGAAATTACAAACTGCTAAAAAAGGTGTTAATGGATTCGCAACCTCTACCAAAGACTCAATAAATGTATTAAACAAACAGAATGACGCTACAGGTAGTGCTACTGCAGCTACTATGGAATTAAGTAGAGTTGTATCTGATGCTCCTTATGGTATTCGTGGTATGGCGAATAACATTACTCAATTAGTTTCTCAACTAGGCTCTGCTTCTAAGAAAGCAGGTGGATTAGGTGGTGCTTTGAAACTAATGGGAAAACAACTTATGGGTCCTCTTGGTATCGTATTCCTTATTACCGCAGCAGTATCTGCATTAGATTACTTTTACGGAGCTGCCACAAAGGCTGATAAGTCAATAAATAGTGTTGCTGAATCTGCTGCAAAATCAGCATCTGCACTTAAAATACTTGTCAAAGCTAATGACTCTGGAACTATGTCTACGGAAGAAACAGCTAAAGCAGTAAAAAAAGCTAATTCAGAATATAAAGACTTAAACATACAGGTAGGTAAAAATGGAAAAATAACTGACGAGAGCGTGTTGGCTATTAATAGAAAAATTACTTCTTTAGAGAATTTAGCTAGAGCAACAGCACTTCAAGGTTTAGTTGAAGAGAAGTTCGCAAAATTAATACCTTTAGAAAACAAATTAAAGACACAAGAGGAAGAGGCATTAGTAAAACTTAGAATAAAAGGAATTAACAGTATTAAAGAGGCTCAAGCTATTGCTGATGACAAAAAGTTTACTGCTGAAAAAGGTTATGTTACTGGGGTTCTTAATCAAGCTAATTTCACTAAAAGCAAAATAGATGGCATTAAGAGAGATATAGATGAATTAATAGAAACTATACCTAACATAGATGATTTATTTAAAGGAGAAGAAGACAAGAAAATTAATAGAGAGAAAGTAGATGTTCTTGGGTTAGATTCTGTTGATATAGGGGAAAATAAAAAGAAGATGAAGAAAGTCTTAGATGCTGTAGCGGATGCTGTAGGTGTAGACTTAAAGAAAGACCCTTTAAAGATAGATACAAACATTGACTTAGAGCTAAGTGATGAAGCTAAGAAGATAATAGCAGATAAACTAAAAAGTGATTTAGATAATCTAATGCTAGACTCTAAATTAGAGGATGCGAAGGATTTTGTAGATAAAAGCAAAGAGATATTAGGTGCTATGACTGATTTCGCAAACGCTGAGTTTGACAGGGAATTAACTATCGAGCAAAACAAAACTAATGCCTTAAATACAGAGCTTAATAATAGGTTAAATAATGAAAACCTATCTAAAGAGCAAAGAGCATCTATTCAGTTACAAATAGCACAAAATGATGAGAAATTAAGAGTAAAACAAGATGCCATAGAGAAAAAGAAGTTTAAAATGAATAAGGCAGCTAGAATTGCAAATGCATTAATGGACACCGCTTCTGCTGCTATTGGTGTTATGGCTGATTCTAAAGGGGGCTTCCTTGCGAGGCTAGCTAATGCTCTACCAACAATAGCTTTTGGTTTAGCTCAAGTAGCTACTATATCAAGACAGAAGTTTCAATCATCAGCATCTAAGACTCCGATAAGCACAACTAGTAGTGGGGGTAGTGGTGTAGGAGGTTCAAGTGAGCGACCAGAAGCTTCTTTTAATATAGTAGGTGGTAGAACTAAAGAAGATGCATTATTAGGTGCAATACAGGCTAAGTTTGACCAACCAATAAAAGCTTATGTTGTCTCTGGAGACGTAACTAATCAACAGCAATTAGATAGAGTTATTGTAAGCTCTTCAAGTCTTTAAAATAAAACAAATAATACAAACTAAGTTAACATAATATAAAATAATAAATATGAACGAATTAGAAACTTTTGAACTATTTATAGATGATTCTAGAGAAGAAGATGGCATAGAAGCTATCTCTTTAGTTGAATTCCCTGCAATAGAAGAAAACTTTGTTGCACTAAGTAAACACAAGGTAGAGTTTAAAACAGTAGATACCGAGAAAAGGATTATAGTTGGTCTTGCTTTAGTTCCAGATAAGCCTATTTATAGACGTAATGGTAAGACTGAGTACAATATTATATTCTCTAAGGAAACTGTAAGAAAGGCTTCTGAGCTATACTTAAAACGTCTTAAACTTAACAATGCTACATTAGAACACGATGAGCAAATGACAAATGGTGTATCTGTAATAGAGTCTTGGATAGTAGAAGACCCAGAGAAAGATAAGACTGCTTTATATGGATTAAACGCTGTGGTAGGTGCTTGGGCAGTAACTATGAAGATAGATAACGATGAGGTATGGAAAGATGTTAAGTCTGGAAAGTACTTAGGATTAAGTATTGAAGGTATGTTTAGCGATAAGGCAGAAGATGTTGAAGAGGTTGAAGCTGAAAGTATATTAAGTGAACTTAAAAAACTATTATCGGATGGCTAGAGCAGTATATTGCAAGTGTAAGAACACCTACTCTATTGATTGCGATAAGGATGGTAAGAAATGTAAGTCTGATGAGTATTGGAAGCAAGGAATAGGCTCGATATACAAAGAGACTGAGGAGTAAAAACAAGACATTAAATGTGTGAATAGTTATATTAATATAAATCAATAAGTATGAAAGCAACAGAAATCCTTAATAGCGTAAAAGAGCTTTTAAACCTTTCTAAAGAAGAGGTAAAAGTTGAAGACGTTATTGCAGAGGAAGTGGTAGAATTATCTACCGAAGAAGTGATTGAGACTATCGAAGAAGAAGTAAAGGAAGTTATCCTTGCTGAAGAACCTAAAGAAGAAGTGATTGTTGACGAGGTAGCAGAAGCACCAATAGCAAGTTACGCTACATCTGAAGAATTATCAGCACTTAAACTAGAATTACTATCTATGATTAACGCTTTAATAGAAGATAAATCATCTGCAGATATTAAAGAAGTTCCTCAAGAGTTATCATCACAAGAAGAGGTTGAATTATCTGAAGAAGTAATACATTCTCCAGAAGAAGCAATCGAAACTAAAAAAAGTTTATTATCAAACCCAAACAAATCTATGACTACAGAACAAAGAGTCAATAGAATGTTATTCAATTAAAACTATATAAAAATGGCTACTACTACAAGTATTACTACTACTTATGCTGGAGAATCTGCAGGAAAATTTATTTCTGCTGCACTTTTAGCAGGTAACACAATCGCAAATGGAGGATTAACTATCAGACCAAATGTGAAATTCAAAGAAGTTGTAAAAAGATTGGAATTAGACGGTATCGTAAAAGACGGTTCTTGTGATTTCGCTGATACATCTACTTTAACATTAACTGAAAGAATCTTACAACCTAAAGAGTTACAAGTTAACTTAGAGTTATGTAAGAAGGATTTCCGTTCTGACTGGGATGCTATCCAAATGGGATACTCTGCTTTTGACAACTTACCAAGCTCTTTCCAAGAGTATTTAATCGGTTATGTTGCTTCTAAAGTTGCACAAAAGAACGAACAAAACATTTGGGCAGGAGCTGAGGCTGAAGGTTCATTTGATGGATTTGCTACTTTATTAGCTGCTGATGCTGCTAAAATTGAAGTAACTGGAACTACCGTAACTGCTGCAAACGTTGTTGCAGAATTAGGTAAAGTTGTAGATGCTATTCCTTCTGCATTATACGGAAGAGAAGATTTACACATTTATGTTGCACAAAACGTATTCAGAGCTTACAAACGTAGCTTAGGTGGATTCGCAAGTGGAGGTCAAGGAGCTGCTGGTTATATGGCACAAGGAAACAACCAAGACGTTAATGTTTTATTCTTTGACGGAGTAAAAATATTTATGGCTAACGGTTTAGCTTCTGACAAGATGGTAGCTACTACTAAAGACAATTTATGGTTTGGAACTGGATTATTATCAGATTCTCAAGAAGTTAGAGTTTTAGATATGGCTGACCTTGATGGTTCTCAAAATGTAAGAGTAATTATGAGATTTACTGCAGGTGTTCAATACGGAGTTGCTGAAGATATCGTAACCTACGGAATTGCATAGTAACAAATAAACTAAAAAAGAGGTAGTCAGAATAACTGCCTACCTCTTTTTTTATTAACTAATATAAAAATATAAAATATGGCTTGTGATATCACAACTGCAAGGGCAGAACCTTGTAAAGACAGCGTTGGAGGGATTAACGCAGTATGGATTGTTAACTACGGAGATATAACTGGTATTACTTATGACTCTACTGATGTAGATGTAATTGATGCAGTTTTAGGGTCTCCTATGGCTTATAGGTATGAGGTTAGAGGTAGTTCTACCTATTCAGAAAGCATTCAATCAAGTAGAGAAAACGGAACTACTGCTTTCGAGCAAGTGCTAGAATTATCTCTTAAAAAATTAAGTAAGGAAGACCATAAGACAATTAAGTTATTATCTTTTGGTAGACCAAACATAATCATTGAAGACAATAACGGAAACTTACTGTTATCTGGAGCTGAACACGGTGCTGATGTAACTGGTGGTACAATCGTTACTGGTGGTGCTATGGGAGATATGAGTGGATATACTTTAAGTTTTACAGGTATGGAAAAAGCACCTGCTAATTTCATAAACAGACCTTCTACTTCTGGTGTGTATACTAACACTATTGCTGTTGACTTATTAAATGCTGGGTTTGCTACAACTGTAGTTTAACAGTATGTGTATACTTTAACTTATTAAACCCTGCCATTTGGTGGGGTTTTCTTATTAATTAAAACAAAATATTAATTTTTAGTTATCTCAATATGTTAATACTACAACCAACAACAGTAAATCAAACTATAGTAATCGCACCAAGAAGTGGGAACTTTACAGGCATTATTGTATTGAATATTAGAAGAGATGGGGATGGAAAAGAGCAAATTATTACAAATGCTTCTTTTAATAATATAGTTAACTTCACAGAGGTTACATTTCAGTCAAATATTCTTGAAGAGGACTCTACTTACTATATGGAGATAACTAAAGATAGCGAACTGTGGTATAGAGACAAAATATATGTTACATCTCAAACAAGTATAGAAAGAGAAACGAATAAATATGAAATAGGTAACGGTACAATCTATAAACCTTTTAGTGATTCAGACGATAATACATACATAATATAATGAGTACAAAGAAAAATAACATAACCAGAGAGTACAAAGACAGCATAAGAGTTGTTAATATGTCTTCTTACCAAGTGCCTTCAATAAAGGAAGTTCATAATAAAGAATGGGTTTCTTTTGGAGATAACAATGATTACTTCGATAACTTAATTGAAAGGTATCTTGATAGTCCTACTAATGGTAGGTGTATTAATGGTATTGTTGATATGATTTATGGTAGAGGATTAGAATCTACTAATTCATCTGTATTTCCTGCTGATTATATTAAAATGAAACAATTACTGAGACCAAGAGAGGTTAAGAGATTGGTTAACGATTATAAGTTATTAGGTCAAGGTGCTTTACAATTAACATACAATAAAGCTAAGACTAAAATACTAAAGGTATCTCACTTTCCTATGGAAACATTGAGAGCTGAAAAAGCAACTAAAGGAAAGATTCAAGCTTATTACTACCACCCATCTTGGAAGGACTGTAAAAACTCAGATAATCCTAAGAGAATACCTACATTTGGAGGAGGTAGTAAAACACAACTAAATGAACTTTATATCTTCAAACCTTATAGAAGTGGTTTTTACTACTACTCTACAGTAGATTACCAAGCTTGTCTACAATATGCTGAATTAGAGTCTGAGGTTTCTAACTATCATATCTCTAATATACAAAACGGATTACAACCAAGTTTATTCGTAAACTTTAATAATGGTATTCCAAATGCTGAAACACAACAATCTATAGAGTCTAAGATAAACCAAAAGTTTTCTGGTAGTTCAAACACAGGTAAAGCTATTATTGCATTTAATGAGTCTGCTGAAACAAAAGCAGATATAGAGGCTATTCACTTACCAGATGCTCACGCTCAATATCAGTTCTTATCTGATGAAGCAAGAGAAAAGATAATGTTAGGACACGGTATTGTTTCTCCTATCTTACTAGGTATTAAAGATAATACAGGATTTGGTAACAATGCAGAGGAATTACGTACAGCTTCAGTATTAATGGATAATGTTATTATAAGACCGTTACAAGATGGTGTTATTTATGGCTTAACAGAGATACTTGAATTTAACAATATACACCAAGACTTATACTTTACAACATTACAACCTATTGAGTTTACAGAGTTAGATAATATAGAAACTAAAATAAAGAGAGAAGAAGAAACTGGAGAGAAGTTATCTGCTGATGAACCAACTGGAGACTTTTCAGATGAAGAAGGCGAAGACTTGTATTCTCAATTAGAAGGCTTAGGAGAGGTTTTAAGCGATGATTGGGAGTTAATCCATAGTGAGATATACCAAGAGGAAGATGAGTCCGTTAAAATGGCTGAAATCAAGTATTCTGATAAAACATCAAAAGAAGATGATGCTATCTATAAAGTTAGATACTCTTACGAACCAGTTAGAAAGTCTGACAACAGTAGAGACTTCTGCAAGAAGATGGAGTCTTTAACAAGTAGTAAGGTTGTGTTTAGAAAAGAAGATATTAATATGATGTCTTTTAGAGGTGTTAATAATGTATTAGGTCATAACAAACAGAATTATAGTTTGCTAAAATTTAAGGGCGGTAAGAACTGTCATCATTATTGGTCATTACAGGTCTACAAGAAGTCAAGTGGAAGAAAGGTTAATTCTGAAGAAGCTTACAATAAAGGTCTTAAAGAACCTGTCAATCCTTCTGAAATGGGAGAGTCAATGATAAGTAGGGGAGACAAAGGAGCATACCCAAGTGTGTTAAGTAGAATCAGAAAAATATTAGGACAATAATGAAAGCACTATTCATAACAGTAAAAGATTTAAAGGCAAAATCAATCATAAGCGGAAACACAGATGCTGATAAATTGATTCACTTTATAGAGGTGGCTCAAGATATTCACATACAGAACTACTTAGGAGGTAGGTTATATGATAAGATGCAAGCTTTGGTTATTTCAAATGAAATAGAGTTGGCTATTAATGCTGATTATAAGCTCCTTAGAGACGATTATGTTAAACCAATGCTAATATGGTTCACTCAGTCAGAGTACTTCCCTTTTGCAATGTTTAAAATAGATAATGGAGGTGTATCTAAGCACAGAGGGGAAGAGTCTGACGTAGCTAACTATGGAGACATTGACAGAATGATGAGTAAGATAAATGATAGGTCTGAGTTTTATACAAGACGTTTCTTAGATTACATCTGTGATAATAGCACTAAGTATCCAGAATATACCAATAATCAGAATGGAGAAATGTATCCAGATAAGGATGTAGATACTTTTTCAAGCTGGGTTTTATAATGGGGAATAAAAAAAAGACATATAAGACAAAAGAGGTTAACATAGTGAAGTTATCAGTTTTTTATGAGAAAGTAACAAAAGAAACTAAAAAAGATAAAAATGGCAAACGAAATTTACGATAGTACTTGGTGGGGAAACACAATTGATACTGCATCTTCTATTGGTACGTCAACAGAGATGATACAAGGGCAGTTTAACTTAACGAAGTTAGGGAATGAAGAGGTTGTTAACGGAAATTTTGCAACTGATAGTGATTGGAATATAGTAAACAACACAGGTACAGCAAGCGAAATAATAAATGGTTATGCAAGAATAAAAACAGATGGAGCATATACACAGATTGACCAACCAAACGTAACGATAGCTACAAAATCATATAAACTACAATATACAATTTTAGAATCTGATGGAGGTAGTTTAGGTTTTATAATAACAGGAAACCAAACAGCAAGCATACCAACCACTATTGGAACTCACACTTATTATTTTGTTGCACATTCTACATCTATTGTTTTTAAAAGATTTTCAGGTGCTTTGAATATATCAATAGACAACGTTTCAGTAAAATTAGTAAGAGCAACAACAGTAGAAGCAAGTAAGTGTTTAGCTGATGCAATACATAAAATAGGATTACAAAACATATAAAACAAAGATAATGGCAAAACCAAAATTAGCATTAATACCAGCAACGCAAGGAAGCAAGTTGTATTCCGTATTACCAGCAGATGGTGTAGGAGATTTCACTTTTTCAAGAGGTTCATCAGCTACAAGAATAAACGCACAAGGACTAATTGAAACAGTTGCAAGTGGTGTTTCAAGATTAAACTATCCTTTAATTGATGGTAAGGTTGTTGGATGTCCAAGTCATATTTTAGAGCCACAGAGATTGCAGAAAATACAGTATTCAGAAGCGTTTGATAATGCTTATTGGACAAAGAGTGGAGCAAGTGTAGTAAGTGGATTTGTTTCGCCAAGTGGAGATACAAGTGCTTTTAAATTGGTTGAGGATAGTATTTCAAGTAGTAAATCTATTAAAACATCTAATTTTTCAGTTGTTAATGGACAAGAATATACTATAAGCATATTTGCGAAACCAAACGGAAGATTTTTACAAATAACTCCATCTGTTGCTTTTGTTCAAAGTTATATAAACTACGATTTAAACAATGGCACTATGGACTTGTCTGGTTCTGGAAGTGCTTCTGGTACAATAACATTATTAAGTAGCGGATATTACAGATGTACCTATACGGCTGCTGCTAATGCAAGTTCGACCATTGCAAGTATTTTTTCTTGTTTAGTAAATTCTATATCTGCAACAAGAAAACCATCATATCAAGGAGACGGAACAAGCGGTATCTACATATTCGGAGCACAAACAGAACAAGGTTCTTATCCAACTTCCTACATTCCCAACTACGGAACTTCTGCTGGTATTACTCGTTCAGCTGAAACTGCTAACGGTGCTGGAGATGCTTCTACGTTTAATGATTCAGAGGGTGTTTTGATGATGGAGATTTCTACATTACAATCAAGTGGAGAGGATATTTATATAAGTGTTAATAACGGAGTGTCAAATAGAATAACTTTAAGAAATACATCTTCTCTTAATAATGTTGTTGGGCAATGTGTTGTTGGAGGAGTTAATCAAGCGTCAATGGATTATACATTAGAAGATAGAACTGCTAACAATAAAGTTTCTATTAGATATAAATTAAATGATTTTTCTCTATGGGTTAATGGATTTAAAGTAGTTACTGACAACATAGGAAGTGTTCCAACATCGCTTAATGATTTATCTTACACAAATGGTAGCGGAGTTGCTAATTGGTACGGAAACACTAAACAAATTCAATACTTCGATTCAGCATTAAACGATTCAGATTTAGAAACATTAACGAGTTGGGTATCTTTTTCAGATATGGCTAACGGACAATTATACACAATAGAATAATATGGCACAAACTTATAAATTCGGTAACGGAACTTGGGCAACAAAGAAAGGTTCTACATTAGCTTACAATGATGAAGATAATAACTTTAAACCTTTACCATTTTCATTTGAAAGAAATAGTATTGCAACAAGAGTAAACAAAGAGGGATTAATTGAAGTAGTTGGTAATGATATACCAAGAATAGATTATACAGATAGTACAGAGGGTGCTTTGTTGTTAGAGAATAGTGCTACTAACTTGATTACTTATTCAGAAGATTTTAGTCAGTCAGATTGGGTTAAAACTGGATTAACAGTTAATGTAAATCAAATAACATCTCCATATGGCGGTTTAAATGCTGATGAAGTAGATATAACAACTGCAAATGCTCATTATCTATTTGATACAATTTCAGTAAGTGCATCAACTAATTATACATTTACTTTTTATGTAAAAAAAGGTACTGCAACAGATGTTTCATATAGTATATTAAATGCAACAAATTTTACAAACATTGTTAATACTACATCTTATTTTAACGAAATATCTGATACAGATTGGACAAGAATATCTGTTGAATTTACAACACCATCTGGTTGTACATCTATCAGAACTTATCCTTTAAGAGATGGCTCAAGCATTGGAACTGTTTACATTTGGGGTGCTATGCTCGAACAAAATCAAGTAGCATCTTCCTATATCCCAACCAATGGCTCAACAGTCCAACGTGCTGCTGAAACTTGTAATGGAAGTGGTAATAGTGAAGTGTTTAATGATAGTCAAGGGGTGTTGTTTGCTAATATATCAGCGTTGTCTGATAATGGAACAAATAGGTTTATTTCTTTAACAGATGGCTCAAATGACAATAGAGTTTTATTTGGTTATAGGGCTTCGAGTAATCAAGTATTTGCAAGGATTGAGGGTAATAATTCAGCATCAGTTGATTTAACTAATGTTGTTAGTGATACCGAAATAGTTATTAAATTAGCTATTTACTACGATAGTTCTTTTAATTACAAAATGTATCTTAATGGGTTTTTAGTTGATAATGCAATAGGCACAGATAGTATTATAGGACTTGATACATTTGATTTTACAAACGCAACTGGAACAGAAAATTTCTACGGAAAAACAAAAGAAATTGCATACTACGATGAAATTCTCACAGATTTAGAATTAGAAACACTTACAAGCTATCGTTCATTAAACGAAATGGTAACAGAATTAAATTTAAACGCACTATAATATGAGTAATACATTAAAATTTGGTAACGGAGAATGGTATGGTAAGAAAGATACTATCCTTGCGTATAATGATGAAAATTCTAATTTCAAGCCATTACCTTTTAGCTTTGACAGAGCATCAAGTGCTACGGTTGTAAACAAAGCTGGTTTAATTGAAACTGTTGGTAGTGGAGAACCAAGAATTGACTTTTTAGGAAATACTAAAGGTGCTTTAAAACTTGAACCACAGAGGACTAATTTGGTTACTTATAGTGAGGATTTTAGTAATTGGTTTAAAATAGGAACTGCTACCATAACCTCTAATTATGGTGTTTCTCCAGACGGAACACAAAATAGTTCAAGGCTGCAAATGAATGCTTCTGATAAAATTTACATCAACGTTGCATCAAGTGGGGATATTTCTTTTACTGTTTATTTAAAAGGTGTTGGGCAAATTAGATTAAGAGACAATACATCAACTGGTTTAAAAGATGTAACTCTAACGAATGAATGGGTTAGGTATGAATTAAACTTTAATGCTACTATTTCGAATTTTCAAATAGAACAACAAACTGGGGTAAGTGATTTTGAAATATACGGAGCACAATTAGAACAAGGAAGCTACGCTACTTCGTACATACCAACGCAAGGGAGTGTTGTGACGAGGGTTGCTGATGCTTGTAGTAATGAAAACTTAAATGTTGATTATAGTGGAGATTATACATTGTATTTAGAACACGAAACATTAAGTTTAACTGAATATAATCAATTTCAGTTTAGACAAGAAACATCAATATCTTACATTTTTAGAGTTGGTAATTCAATAAGCGTAGGAAGTGGTATTTATAGTGCCACTAACACTATTGGATTTAACAAATTTGCTTTATCAGTAGGTTCTGATGGCTCTTATAGTTTTTATAAAAATGGTTCCTTACTTTCAAGTGGAAGTGGTTTAAACGCTAATTTAGAAACAATAAAAAACGATGCTCTTGGAATGAGTATTAAAGATATTAAACTTTACAACACAAGATTATCAAACGCTGAATTACAAGCATTAACAAGCAACTAATCACTAATAGTTATAACCATAAGGGTAACAAATACACACATTAAACCAACAAGAGTAAAATATAAAATTATGATTAAAATAGCCAAATACGAATTTGATTCAAGAGAACAAGTGATTTCAAAGATTGCATCATTAGGTACTGCAACAGATGAAGATGGAAACGAATATCCAACTCACAAAAGTACTATTGTACAATTAGGTAACATTGTGTTAGAACAAGGAGAATATGATGAAGAGGGCGAAGAAATTACTGCTCCAGTATTATCTGACAAATGGCATTTAGATGTTTTATGGCAAGAAGAGCAAATTAAAAGCGTTGATGAAGAAGCGGTAATTGACCAAGATGGAAACATTGTAACTCCAGAAGTTGTATCATACGACCATCCTTATGGTTGGAAATCTTATGCAGTTGATATTGATGGAGATGGTGTTCACGCTTTCTTTGGATTGAGTTATGATTCTTTAAAATTCTAAAGTTGGATATGCAAGATATAAAAATAGGAGCAATTAATCTACTAACGTTTACCGTTAGCTTTTCAAACATTGAACAATGGCTAAAAATAGCTTTATTAGTTGTTTCTATTGCGTATACTGTATTGAAAATATTTAAGATGAGTAATAAGAATGAAAATAACAAAGAACTTTAGTAAGTCAGAATTTGAATGTTCTTGTGGATGTGAAATGCCTTTGGAAGTGTTTCACAATATTCAAAAGGTCGCTAATCAACTGCAAATATTAAGAGATGCAACTGGTAAGTCAATTACTGTTAATAGTGCTTATAGGTGTGTAAAGCATAATAAAGCTATTGGTGGAGTAGATTCATCACAACATATTTTAGGTAAAGCAGCAGATATTGTAGTTAAAGGAGTTGAGCCAAGTATAACATTTGATTTAATTGATTTGTTTATAAACGATTGTGAGATGTTGCAAGGAGGTATTGGTAATTACAATTCATTCACACATTACGATATACGTAAAATAAAAGCACGTTGGGATTATAGAAAGTAATATGAAGCTATTAAAAGACTTATTACATTTTATAATGTTTTTATGTGGTGCAATAATAAGAATAGATAGTATTAACTATCCTAATATACTAATGTTAATTAACAGAGTAATTATTACAATATTTTTAATAATATGGATATAAATTTAATTTTATTAATGCCAGATGCAATGATATTAGGATGGCAGTATCATAAACCAGAGAAAGGTTTTGAGTTTTCAGAAGTGAATCTATTTTTATTCTTTGGACAAATACAAATACGTTGGTAAACTCATCTGTTTACAATTAAATTATTTTGTAAACTTAAAAAGGTACAATTAAAATGAAAAAGATATTAGATTGGTTTAGCGGTGGTGTAATTAAAGAAGTAGGTAAAGTAATAGATAATTTATTTACTACTGATGAAGAGCGTATAAAAGCTAAAAACGAAGTATTTAAAGTACTTAAAGAACAACAATTAGAATTACAAAAACTACAAACAGAAATAATATTAGCAGAAGCAAATGGTAATTGGTTACAAAGAAGCTGGAGACCAATATTAATGCTTTCTTTTGGCTTTATAGTTATTTATGTAAAATTTATTGCACCTATGTTTAGTTTACCTATACCACCTTTAGAAGACCAATTCTGGAGTTTACTTAATTTAGGTATTGGTGGTTATGTAGTTGGTAGAAGTGCAGAGAAAGTAATGAAAGAATATAAAAAGTAAACCCCACATTAAAACGTGGGTCAACAGTTGATAAGAAGCAGTAGACGCTTTCTTATCTTGGTGTTGTAAGTAATTAAAGGTTATTTATTTCTTTAGTGTATTTTTGCTTTAACTCCGTACAACAACGTGTATAATTAATAGCTTTTTCCAGTTCATCTAAAGTGCTTAATGCTTTATTTAATGATTCTTTATAGGTTTTAAGGTAATCTTCAAAGTCTTTTGATGTTTTATGTAAAATATTCATTGTTTATTTATTAAGTTATTTCTATTTTCCACTACTAATCATACACAAATAAGTACGTTAAGCAAATATACAAAATAATTTAATAAGTAAATGTTAAATTATACGATTAATTATTATTTAATAATAATTCACATTTAATTTTTTATTTCAGCTTTTTTTATATACCTTTGTAATTTATTAATTAAGTAATCATAGTAAACCAATAATATTCTTAAAAATATTATTGTTGAGAATAATAATAATAAACATATAATAATAAATATAAGATTTAGGCATATTTGTCAATAAAAAAAAGTAAATATATTTAAAAAGTAAGTATTTTATATGTATTTATGATTATCTTTGAGTATGTCTTATAAGCGTAAGAAATATAGTTCATCTTTACATACTGTAGAATATACAGATACTTATACTGAAGAGATGGATAAGGAAGGATTAACAATACTTAAATGGAGTATGTTTGATAGTCCAGATAAGTTAGGTAGTGGTAAGTATTTTATGGAGAGTGAACCAGTATTTATATTGGATGAAGTATTAAGGAAAGAAAGAATTAATGCTTTTATTATGATAGGTTATGTTAGTAAATCTTATGCAGATAAAACAGCATTACCAAGTAATAGTAGCCATAGAGTTGGTAAAGCTATAAAAGTTAGATGTATTAATAAGATAAAAAGGTTTAAGATAATTAAGGGTCTTATTCAATACGGAATAGAAAGAATACAAGTATCAAATGAATTTATATATTTTGATACTGACAACTACCTTAAAGAGCCATTATTCATTTGTTTTTGATTATTTTGTTTTGATTGTTTTTAGGAGGAAGGTTTAAAAAGCTTTCCTCTTTTTTTGCCTTTATAATTATTTTAACATTTCTTTAACATTATAATATAAAAAGTATTTATAGTTTTGCATTGTAATTAATAACAAAGTAGGTGTAGCTGACTTTTAATATTAACTGTCGCTGGTGAACAAATAAGTATAGCTACATCGCTTTATTAAAATCTAAAAACAGATATTATGAAAAACAAACAAAAAACATTAGTAATCCTTCAATTCATTTTTATAGGCTTTTTTACCTTTTTAATGGTTTTAGCTTTAATAGATGCAATATTAAAAAACTAATTATGGATTTCCATTGCGAAAACGAATACTTAAACAAAGACGAGTTATGTAGATGTGATAAACAATGCACTAACTGTATCTTATTAGAAGAAATAGAATAAATATGAAATATACACAAAAAGAAATTGAAAGTAATGTAAATAGATTAAAAACAATTTTATATGACTTAATGATAGAAAGAAAAGAATTAAATGAAAAGATTGTAGATATTAAAAGTAATATACAGTTTTATGAAAAATTAGATTCTAGCCAACTAAAAGCATTTTAATTATGAATATAAACAAAGCAAGTTGGGAAGAGATAAGAGAAAAAATAGAATTATCTTTACAGAAAGATTCTAATATTACTAACGTAATAATCAATTATCAAGTAAGGGAAACAACTAAATCAAAAAATATATTAACATTTAATGCAATTATTAAATAAAATTGTTATACATTTGTAAAAACAAATAATCATTATGAAAGACTTAGTAGATTTTAAGAATTATCAAATAGAAGCTTTACAGAACAAAGTATCTGAACAAGATAGAAAAATATTAACTTTAGAGACTTATATTTTTGAGTTGATTGATAAGGATTGCCCAGAAGAGTACAAAGGAATAGTTAAAAACGAATTATTAAAAACAGATTAAATTATGACAATTTTAGAAAAATTACAGAAGATTCAAGTTGAATTAAAAGTCACAAAGAATCAAACAAATGCTTTCGGTAAGTACAAGTATCGTTCAGCAGAAGACATCTTAGAAGCAGTTAAACCCTTTGAAGATAAGTACAAAGTAGTCTTTAAGATTACAGACGAGTTAAAAGAGTTAGCAGGACACGTTTACGTAGACTCAGAAGCTAAAGTAATTGATACAGAATCTACAGACAGAGAGAGTTCAATATCATCTACTGCACAAGCTATTATAGACTTTAGTGCTAAAGGTATGCAAATGCCACAAAGAACAGGTGCTGCAAGTAGTTACGCTAAGAAATACGCTTTAGGTAACTTATTATTAATAGACGATAATAAAGATAGTGATGCTACAAACACACACGGTAAGGTAGCTCAGTCATCTCCTAAGCCAATATTAAAGGTAGGTAGTCCAGAATACAATAAGGTTCTTGATTTTATGTCTAAGGGAGGAGAATTAGCTAAAGTAAAGTTAAAGTATAACGTATTTGCAGAAGTAGAGAAATCATTAAAATTTTAATAATAATTAATAACTAAATACAATAAATTATGAGCTTACAATTAACAGGAACAATTAAATTAATCGGAGATGTACAAACATTTGACTCTGGTTTTAGAAAAGTAGAATTTGTAATAACTACAAATGACGAGAAGTATCCACAAGATGTGAAGTTTGAAATCGTACAAGACAAGGTAGATGACTTTATTAAGTACAATAAGGTAGGTGCTTCTGTAGACGTAGATTTTAACGTTAGAGGTAACGAATACAATAGTAAGTATTACGTGAGTCTATCTGCTTGGAAAGTCTTTAAATCGGATGCTAATAAGCCTGCAACTGATATTGGAGTACCAGTAGAAGAACTTGCTACAGATGATTTACCATTCTAAGTATTTAGATTAGATTATTTTTCATAAGGGAAGTGTAATGAGCTTCCCTTTTTTTACCACCAAAAACAAAACAAATGACAGAACAAGAGCTACGAGACCAGAATGACCACTTAATGTTTATGCAATCCATAGAAGAGGAATGTGTAATAGATATAAATAAAAAGATAGAACATCCACCAGTTGCAATTAGCTTTAAGACAAAAGAAGTTTCAACTAAAGATGGATTAAAGAGCTTTCCTAATGCTATAGGTACTTATGGCAACTTTAGCTTCGTACAAGCTCCACCAAAATCAATGAAGACTTTCTTTGTTAGTCTGTTAGGTTCTGCTTTCTGTAATCCTAA